CCAAGGAAAGCGATTGAGGCGGCGAAAGAATATTTGAAAAATCCTTCGGAAGAAAATAAATGTGCCGCCGCCAATGCCGCCCGTGCCGCCGCCCGTGCCGCCGCCAATGCCGCCTATGCCGCCGCCGATGCCGCCGCCTATGCCGCCGCCGATGCCGCCGCCGATGCCGCCTATGCCGCCGCCGATGCCGCAAGAAAAAAACTACAGATTAAAATTTTAAAATACGGATTAAAACTGATGAGGGAGGCGAGATGAAAGCTGAATGGTGCTCTGATATAACCTGGATTCAATCGACGGCAATGGGAATGGCTACGGGCTGGCATCTCTACGACAAGATTTTAGTGCCTGACGGTTGGAAACTCTGCCCGATATGCGGCAAGGAGAGGCCGACAGATCCGAAAAAAATGGCGGAGATATTGTATGAAGCGTGGAAAAGTAAAAGTGACGCAACGTGGGGAGCTTGGAAGGATTATTTTGATATTGAAACATCATTTGTGAAAACTTGTTTCACTGCTGAAGCCCAAGCCGCGATTGAAGCGGTGTTTGAGGCTATGGACAAATGGGCGTTGAAAAATGTGCAGAAACCGTTTGACCAGCGTGTCGAGATTAAAGACTACCTTCACGAGAGGTTTTTATAACCGCGCCAATGGCGCAGAAAAGGATTCTCACGGCCTCGTGCGAACGCAGGATAGTTTACGGTAGAGTTGCCGAGTCCGTAGCTAGGCCGGGCAACCGGGGCCGTGAGAAAACTGGAGGCGTAAATGACACCCAGAGAGCAAGCAGAGCAAATTGCTAATATTACTGATGTTGAGGGTGGGGAATATAAAACACTAATTAGAAATATTGAACAAGCCCTCACCGAAGCCGCAGAGAAGGCGAGGGTGGAGGAAAGAAAACGCCTTGATTGCAGAGACTTTTTGTAATTTAGATGCTGATCCAAATTGTAAATGCACCTGTGGTTTTAAAGTAGCTGAAGCTATTCGCGGGGAAGGACGGGAGCAATGAGCAAGGAAATTAGAATTAGATTTTTAGAAGAACTCCAAAACTTGATCGGGTATTACGCGAAAGAATACGAGTTGTCTTATATTGAAATGGTGGGGTGTTTACACATGCAGACAGATCATATTTCAAAGGAATGTCGGGAAGGTAAAGACGATTCCGGCGAGCAGTGGAAAAAATGAATGAAAGAACTATTATCCATTGCGGTGAGTATGATTTTTTCCCTTTCGCTGTTCATATCATTACCGATGAAGTCTATGGCTTTCTCGGCAAATGCGGATGTAAAAAAAGAAACCCTTTCGCCTCCCTCGAACCTGCAAAGCGAAGCTTTTATAAAAAAAGCTTACCAAATGATGCAGGAAGTAAGCAAAAGGGCGGAAGTCCGAAACGAAAACTTCGAAAGCAATCTACGCAAAGTAAGAAAGGAGCTATCTAATTATGTGCGGATACTCAACGTCGTCAAACTCCGAAACCCGGAACAGGGGGAACAGCTCTGGGAAAATTTATTTGTCCTCCGGATGGAAATTAACGCTTGGACTGATGTCCCTTCTGATTCTGTGGGTTACGGTCGTTATCGTGAGGTTAAAGACGCTGTGATTAAGACGCTTATGGATACAGCCCATGAGATTTTAGACCTAGACCAGTGGGGATCGTATGATTATCCAGACTGGCAGAAACTCGCAAGCGCGAGAAGGTACGTGGTGAAGCTTCGCGCCATTGCTCTCAAAGAAATAACCGCAAGACAGATTTTAGAGGATGAAATCGACGGGCTTGAAGACTCTCTTGATTTTATAAGCGGGGTGAATCTTGAAGAAGTGAAGGAGGAATATGAGTTTGTGTACGCGCAGATAACGTCAACGCTTCAGAATATCGTGGCGAGGATATCGGAACTTGAAAAGCAACGGAGTGAGATAAGAAAGGCGGCATGAGAGAGATTAAATTCCGCGCATGGGACGAGAACAACAAAAGAATGTTCATCGTGGATCGCTTATCGTACACGTTCGACAGAAAAGAAATAATTTCCACCAAGATGGATTTCAGTAGCGCTGATGCAGCCTTTGAGCAGAGGGTAATTCAGTCCGGTAATTACCCAGTCATGCAATACACCGGCCTAAAAGACAAAAACGGGAAGGAAATTTACGAGGGGGATATTATTCGATTTGAGGAAGAAGATTTCCCGGTTGCGTTTTCACGCGGAGCTTTCTTTACGGTAGGTGCTGGCCGATTGTTACAGGCTGATAACGAGGCGTGTGAAGTCGTTGGCAATATTTACGAGAACCAAACTTAATAAACGCGCATAGCGCAAAGGGGGAGTGATGGACAAAAAGACTTTAGATCAATTATTTGTGTTCTGGCTGATAGCGGTAACGGCCGGTGCTGGCTGGCTGTGCATTGATAAGGCCGCGGAATTAAGGACAAAAAATTTGGCGGGACAGGTTGAAAGGATTATGAAAGCTCAAAATGAGCAAATTGCGGTAAGGATCAACATGCTTGCGGCGCAGCTCAAACAAAACCAAGACCAAAAGAAAAAATAACCCTTGAATGCACGCGCTTGTCGAAATTTTCCTGAGCTATACCCAGGAAGAGGCTAAACGCTATACAAGGCGTGAGCTGGCAAATTTGCTTACAACCGCCTTGGATGAATACCGGTCCAGGCTGCATGTTGAAAAGCGGGTGCGGCAAGCGATGCGGATTGATTTTTATGATGACGATAAGGATCTGAATCCGCGACTGATTAAAAACGCAAGGCAAGCGCCGACCGGCATTTTAATTTGTGTTATCTGTGGCTTTCAAGGCCCCGCCCAGGGATTTAGAGGGACGAAGACCTGCGGGCGCTGCCGGTCCCTGCGCGGGCAAGAGCAACGAAGGAAAAACATCCAAAGGAGATTATTAAGACATGCCAAATCTGAAAGTGGTGAAGGATCGGGTGCTGGTTGAAATCGAGGCGTTACCGGAAAAGACAAGTGGCGGCCTATTTTTGCCCGAGAACAGGGAAGAGCGGGACAGGATTGGAATTGTGCGCAGTGTGGGCGGACTGGTGAAAACGGTGCAGTCAGGGGAAAGAGTGCTTTACAACGTGTACAGCCAAAGCCTTGAAGTCGATGGGAAAAGTTATCGTGTGGTTAAAGAAGAAAACCTGCTTGCGGTCGTTGATAACGGGCTGGATGTGAGAGTGCCGGCGAAAGCCCAGGGATCCGCTGCGAATTGGGAAAACCTTGACTAATTTCGCATCGTAACGCACCATAAATTTAACCTCAATACAAGGAGTTGTCATGCCAAAACAAGCCGAAACGAAACCTTCAAAACAAAAATCAGCCGCAAAACAACCAGGATTTAAAGTCACTATCCGCGGGCAAGTTGCCTTGAAAGAGGATCGCGGCAGGGACATTAAGCTGTACGAAGAGGAATTTGTCTTATCGAATCAATACCGGGATTGGGCGCTTATGGTGATTGTGCGCTGCCTATTACCGTACCGGCTTAAGATAAAATATGCGAATTTTGGGCATGTCAGGACGCACGAAATTAAAGGCGGCATTACTGCGGTTGAGGATACCGGCTTCTCAACACTTGAAGCAAAACCGCTTTGGGACCTGGACTCTGAAGAGCTGAGGCTTTTTGTGCTTCTGAAGGATGTGAAGATCCCGGAAATGTATTATGACCAGGATGCGAAGAAACAAAAGGTGCGGCGCTATATTCAAGCCACAGAGCTTGCGCGTGAAACACCGATTGATTTTGATCTGAAAGACAAACTAGCAAAATTTTTTGAATCAGATTCGCCAAAAGAAGAAGGGGTTGGCGAAAGCGAAGAGCAAGAAGAACCCAAAAAAGAGAAGTGGGAAAATTTGGATTGATCTTTGGGAGTTTGCTAACAATCGTAAATCAATAATTTATGGCTAAGGGTAAAGGCGGAAATCCAAAATGGAAAAAAGGAATCCCTTCTCCTAATCCGTCCGGCCGGCCGAAAGAAGATCCCGAGATAAGAGCGCTTTGCAAGGCTCATTCTCAAGAAGCGATTGAAACCGCGATTAGTATCATGCGGGATAAAGCCGCAAAGGAAACGGATCGGATTAAATGCGTTGAAATCATTCTTGAACGCGCTTACGGTAAACCGATTCAACCCACTAAAGACCTTGGCCAGGGTGAAAGTTACGCTGAGTTTCTAAAATCGCTTAATGGCGCATGATCGAAATCCCAACCGAAGAAAAGAACTTCGCTTTAACTCTTCAGAATAACCTTCAGTTTTATGCGCAGAAATGTTTGAAGATTAAGGACAAGCAGGGGCTTCTTGTCCCTTTTGTTTTTAATCAACCGCAGGAATACATCCACGCTCAGATTGAGGATCAGAAGAAAAAAACCGGCAAGGTCCGTGTATTGATCTTAAAAGGCCGGCAAGAAGGCTGCTCAACGTACGTGGAGGCCCGCTATTTTCATAAAGCATCATGGAAATTTGGCGTGGCCGTTGGAACTCTTTCGCACCTTGCTGATACCACGGACAAGCTGTATGCAATAATCAACCGCTTTTATGAAAACCTTCCGGGTAAGCTGAAGCCGTACCTTCCGATCAACAATTCAAGAAACATAAAATTCGCCGGCATTGACAGCGAATGGAATCTTGGCACTGCTGGCAGTGATGATGTGGGTCGAGGCGGAACCATACAGCTATTTCACGGTTCGGAGGTTGCATATTGGCCGCACCCTGAAAAGATCAGGTCCGGGCTGATGCAATCGGTTTCCGATCTGCCTGGCACCGAGGTAATTCTTGAATCTACCGCAAACGGATTCGATCCTTTTTTTTACCAGCTTTGTGTAGAAGCGATGAATGGCGTCGGGGATTACAAGCTTATCTTTGTGCCGTGGTTTTGGATGCCTGAATATCGGAAGACGGTAAAAGATGGCTTCTCACTAACCGAAGACGAAGAAAAGCTAAAGGGCATATACAACCTTGAGGATGACCAGCTTAATTGGCGGCGCTCAAAGATCATTGAGCTGGGCGGTGTGCATGAGTTCAGGAAGGAGTATCCCTGCAACCCAACCGAAGCTTTCCAGACGTCCGGTGATTCATTCATCCCGGCCGAGAAGGTCTTGCAAGCGCGGAAGCGAAGTATTGACCGCAGCGAATATCAGCACGCGCCTTTAATCATGGGCGTGGATCCAAGCCGGACACATGACAGGACCGTTATTTCATTTCGCAAAGGCAGGAAACTGCTGAAGGTATTTGTGTTTGATCCGCGCGCCAAGGTAAGCATCACACGTGAGCGGCTTATCGTAACGCCTATGGATAACCTAAACGACACGATTATTGCCGGCCTGTGTTCATCGTTTATTAAAAACTTTGAGCCGCATTTTTGCAATGTGGACGTTGGAAATGGCTGGGGCCCGGTTGACCTACTGCATGAGCAGGGATTAAGAAAGATCGTCAAGCCCGTGCTTTTCCATGAGGCGGCCGATGATCCGCTGGTATACGCCAACAAGCGGGCCGAGATTTTGCACCGGCTGATGTACTGGATTTGCGGGGATGACGGGGACGTTGATATCCCTGACGAAGATATGATCCAGGCTGATTTTTGCTGTATGCCGCAGCCGAAACCAACTTCAAATTCACGTATTCTGATGGCGCCCAAAGCCGAGATCATTAAAAAGTTTGGGATGTCACCGGATATTTTGGAGAGCGTTGCATTAACATTTGCATTTTTAATAAACGTAACGCACCATGATGGCAACGGTCGAATCAGGAAAGCAAGCCCAGAAAAAAGCGGGCTCAAAACACTTTTGAAAAAACGGGGATTGAAATCTCAAGAAGGTTTTAATCCAGGAAACATATTCGCGCGATAACGAAAGCGAGGTAATAAAATGGGCTTCATTTCAAAACTTTTTGGTGGTGGAGAAAAAAAGAGCACACCGCCTCCTCAAATGCCTTCAGTCCCCAAAGCTGACGTAATGGATGATGAGGACGAAGAAAAGAAGCGGAAGAAACGATTAGGCCGCGCTTCTCTCATTGCGACAACGCCGGGCGGAGATTTGACCCAAGCCAATACTGCCACTGGTAAAATTCTCGGTAACTAAATGCCGAAAGAAGTAACGCCGAAGGCGTCCGCGCCTGACAAAATCAAGCTTGCCTTAGACCGCCTGAAAGACATGCAGAAGGGCAAACATTTCTGGTTTGCCCACTGGCAGCAGGTCGGCGAGTATTTCTTTACACGCAAAGCCAACTTCACCACAACCCACCAAGAAGGCGCTTTCCTAAACGACGAACTCTTTGACGGAGCTGGCCCTGGGGCCTTGATGAAGATGGCGTCTGCCCTGGTTGGGATGATGTGGCCGAACGGTGCGAAGTCGTTTGTTTGTGAACGTGCCCGCGGTATTCCTGATACCGAAGAGGTTAAAAAATATTATGAGCGTGTAACGGAAATCCTGGCAGACGCAATGGATGATCCTCGGGCCGGGCTTCAAGTGGGGCTTGATGAATACATGCTGGATCAGGGTGGATTCGGGACCAGTGGCGTATCCTGCATGCCGGGCAAAAAATCAAAACTCATGTACAAAGCCGAAAACGTCAAGTTTATGAGCATCGACGAAGGCCCGGATGGATTCGTTGATACCGTTTATCTCGAATTTGAATGGGCGATCAGGAAAGCGGTTAAAGAGTACGGCGTAGACGCGCTACATCCAGAAACCCAGAAGCTTTTCAGGGAGGGGAAAGAAGACAATAAAGTTAAAATCTTATTTTGTGTGCAGCCACGCATGGATAGGGACGCCACGAAAGAAGGCGTCTTGGCGATGGAATTTGAATCCCTGCATATTGAGGTTGATCGAAAACACATCATCCGTGAAGGTGGGTTTAATGAGCTGCCAATTAAGGTCGCGCGTTTCCGTAAGGCGCTTAATGAGCTTTACGGCCGGTCTCCGGCGATGGAAGCATTGCCTGACGTTCAGGAAATAAATGCAATTTGGGAAGCTGTAACGCTTGCGATTGAGAAAAAACTTGAGCCGCCGATTGCTGTCCTGGATGACGGGACTTTAGGATCAAATCAACTTGACACAAGCGCTGGCGCTATAAACGTCTTAAATATCAGCGGCCGGGCCGGGGCAACCGGAAGCCCTGTAATTCCGATTTACACAGTCGAAGAAATTAATGACGCGGTTGGATTAATCGAGCGGCTTGAAAACAGTATCAGCAATCATTTCTTCTTGGATCGCCTTTTAGATTTCAATAACGAAACGCAGATGACACTTGGGGAAACGAACATCCGCAACCGTATCCGCGGCTTCTTGTTGGGCGCTGTGTTCTCCCGGCAGATTGCTGAGCTCTTCAGCCCATTGATTGAGCGAAGTTTCAACCTCATGTACGAGATGGGCGAACTTGGAGTTATTGAAGACTCCCCGCAGTACGCACAAAAAATCGCTGATGGTGAAGATCCGGCGGATATCCTCGTTATCCCTGAGCCGATTGTACGGAAGATGAGAGGTAAAGACGGGGTTATTGATAAAAAGCCTCCGTTCAAGATCAAGTATATTTCCCCGGCCGCAAGGATCCTGCAATCCGAGCAAGCCCAGGGTATTGTGCAAACTCTTGATTTTGCCATAAGCGCCAGCCAGGTAAACCCGGAAGCTGCGGACAATATCGACCTGGATAAAGCAATTAAAATTCTTGCCTCTATTTGGGGCGCTCCAAGCGAAATTTTAAATTCCGATGAAGAGCGGGAAAACATTCGACAAGGCCGGGAAGAAGCAATGCAGGAAGCGCAGCTTGCCCAGGCCGCACCAAAGGCCGCGGATGCGGTTAAGAAACTGGCTGAAGCAAACAGTTTTCAGCTTATGAAAGGACGCGGTAATGGGAAAGCAAAAGCCGCGTAACTCAAAAGAACTGAAAGGGATGATCCGTGACCGCCAAAAAGAAGCGCAAGCCAAGACCAAGCTATTAAGCGAACGCATTAAACAATCCGTAAACGCGGTGGCGGCTACCGAAGATGGAAGGTTTTTATTCCGGTATTTAGCGCACGTGTGCGGATTCGGGAAAAGTAAAGTGGTTGCCGACATTCAATCAAAGACCGTGGATCCGGTAAGCACAACATTTAACGCAGCGATGGAAAACGTGTATCTTCAGATCCGCAGACTTATTCACCGTGAGCATTTAATAAAAATCGAGTTTTCACCATTACAGGAGGAAGAATAATCATGCCTGAATCAATTCAAATCACCGTCCCCGAAACTGCCCAGCCAGGTCAAGCCATTGATGTTCCTATCGACTCCCTCAATTTAAAAAGTTTTGTGCCCCAGGAGTACGCTGAAAAACCCTACTTCAAGAAGTATGAAAAATTCGGTGATTTTTTTAAGGCATTTGATGAAGCACAGTCAAGCCTTGGCAAGAAACCGCCGTATGCGGTCCCTGCTGCGGATGCTCCCCAGGAAGAATGGGAAAAATATTTAGCCGTGTCTCGCCCGGGAAAGCCGGAAGATTACCAGTTTGAGATTGACCCGGCCATGCCGAAGGAGATTCAGGCATCCCCTGAGATACAAGCCAAATTCAGGCAGATGCTTTATGAAAATGGGGTATCACCACGCCAGGCGAAAGGGCTGCAAAAAGCCTGGGATGCTTTTATGATGGATATGCACAAACAGCAGGTTAAGGCCGCTGAGCAAATGGATTCGCAATTTGCAGATTTAATGGCAAAAGCTTTTGGAGAACAGGCGGAAGCGAAAGTTGGCCGCGCGAAAACGATCCTGGAAAAGATGGTGCCCAAAGAATACGCACCGGCAATCGCGGCATTGTCAAACGAAGCGCTTCAGATTATGGCCATTTTTGCAAATTCCATGGCTGATAAATACATGAAAGAAGACGAAATCCCGGGCGGTGGCGGCGGGCGAAGTGGAAAGACGATCCAGGAGATCAGGACGCAGGCGATGCAAAAGCTCGAAGAGCTGAGGAAGATGGATGCTATGAATCCTCGCAAAGCTGAATTATCGAAAGAGATCGAAGACCTGTACAAGGAAATCGCAAAATTGCAACCGGCTTAAAAACGTTTTGACAAAACAAAATCTGTAACGAACCATGAAGACAAATAGGAGGAATCACCATGTTTAAGAAATTGGGAATCTTAGCTCTTGGCGCACTACTGCTTTTTTCACAACCGGCGTATGCTCTAAAAATTAGCGATGCCGGCACTTCAAAAGGTCAAGTGCATAAATTAAACTTCACGGGATTGACGCTTAGTTTCTCTGCCGGCGTTTGGACTATCAGCGCGTCAACCGCTGCAATCACGGCTGGGACTATTGCTGGTGTGGTAATCAACAATTCTTCGATTGGCGCAACAACGCCTTCAACTGGCGCGTTTACGACTCTTGGCGCTACGGGGGCATCGACGCTTAGCGGCGACGTTACGGGGGATGGTGGCGACCAATTGGTTGGATTTCTTCAAAATCAGGTAGCATCAACAACCACAGCACTTACCGCGGCGCAGTGTGGGAGCACAATCGTGAGTGACAGCGGCGACGTGGTTACGCTTCCAGAAGCATCCACGGTTTTGGGATGCCGGTATACATTTGCCGGTGGGACCGCAGATGATCTTGACATTAACCCTGCTGATGGGACTGATGTCATAGGAGCTATCACCGCATCGGGTGGCACAATCACACCGTCAGCGGGGGATGCTATCCGAATCACGGATGTTGGCGCTTCGGTGACGCTCGAAGCTACCGGCGCAAATGCTTGGGCGGCGGTTGGTCATAACGGCGCAATCACGGATGTTAATTAAAAATTTGTTTGACAAAGTTTCACGTGGAACGCACCATGAATTTAATGACAGATACCGGAATCAAAATCCCGCCTGTCTGATTGAAGCTTAAAGAGCTCCCGCCCAGCCAGCGTTAAAAGGTGAGGTAAACGCCCGGACTCGAAGCCGGATACCGTTGCCGACGAAACGTAAAACATTTTGTCTGTAACTTAAAAATCTGACTTTGAGAAAAGGAGTACCACACCATGCCTGGCGAAATTGATAAAGCGTTAATCATTCAGTTTTCCGATCAGATCCATGTCGAATCGCAGCAGATGCAATCGCGGCTTCGGCCAATCGTAAAAGTTAAACCCATGACCGGTGACGTCTTTGCTTATGACGGCCTTGGAGCTGTTGAAGCCGAAGAAGTTGTTGGACGTGTGGTGAAACGTACCTTCCAAGACATTTCTCACCTTCGGCGCAAGATTGCGCGGCGCCGGTTTGTTGTCACGCTCCCGATTGATGATATGGACGTGCGCGCTGTGCTTTTGAATCCCGAGCAGGAATATTCCGCGGCTGTGGTGCGTGCAATGAGCCGCCGGTTTGACCGGGTTGGGATTGAAGCGGCGTTTGCGGACGTGAAGACCGGCCGTGATTTTGAAACAACCGTGACCTACGCCAACGATGGCGGGACCACGGTCAATGCCACTTCGGGCCTTACGTATGAAAAGATCCTTGAGATCAATAAGGTCTTCCGCAACAACGAAGTGAACACGGAAATGCCTGAGCAGCAAATCATGCTCTTGACCGGCACTGAAGAGGAACGACTCTTCCAGGAAACCGAGCTTATCAGCGGGGATTTCCAGCGGCAATTTGCCATTGAAAAAGGGCAAATGATTATGGCCGTGGGTAACCGGCTGTTGGTTTACGGCGGAAGCGTGACAAACCCGATCCTTTCCGTTGTGAGCGGAACCCGGGATTGCATCGCCATGGTAGGCCGCGCTCTTTGCTACGGACTCTCAAAAGAGTTTGAAGTAAAGATTGAGCCGCGCCCTGACTATGTTGACCTTGTTCAGGTTGCAGTGTCCGGTATCCTCGGTGCCGTCCGTGCCGAAGGCAAACTCATTCAAAAAGTTCAAACCACGGCCTAAGCCGTCATATAGGGAGGGATTTACCATGGCTGTTGAAAATAAATATGTTGATTCAAATGTGGCGGCTGGGAAGTTGTCGAATGCGCCGTATCACGGAGGGGATCTTGTTTGCATCCCTTTCACTTTCGAGGTTGCGGCCGCGGACGATAACGCATCCGTTTTCCGCGTGGTTAAAGCGATTTCGCCTGATTTGATTCCGGTCCGTTTCGAGATTTATAACGACGGGATTACGGCTGGAACAGATTACGGCTTAGGCTTGTACGAAACAAGCGAGGGCGGGATTACTGGCGCCGTGATTAACAAGGACGCATTCGCCGCGGGCCTTGATATGTCAAGCGCTGCCGGACGTGGTGCGGCCAAAGACGGGTTGGCTGGGTTGAATATCGACCAAGCCATGAAGAAAGTCTATGAAATCGCAGGGCATACCATTTCGACGAAAAAGCGCGCGTATGACATCGCTTTTACGGCGGACGCCGCGGGCTCTGCCGCTGGGACGATTTCGGGGTATCTGTTTTTTGTGCAAGGCTAAAAGACAAAGGGTTGCAATCAAGCGGCGGTGCCTTAACGGGTACCGCCGTTTTTGCTTAGGAGTAAAATAAATGGCGGCATCACAACCTTCCTCTGACGTTGAAATCTGCAATCTTGCGCTGGACTATCTGAACGAAGCGCCAATCACAAACATTGACACCCCGAACAATCCAACGGCTGAAATTTGCGCGCGCTGGTATCACGCGGTAAGGCGCGGCACGCTCCGGCTGCATCCCTGGAATTTTGCTACCAAGCGGGACGTGCTTGCAAAAGCGGACGTGACAGTGCCTTTTGGGTACGAAAACGCTTTCACTCTTCCAAGCGATTTTGTGCGGCTTGTTGCCATTGGCGATGACCAGTTTACGGATCTGACGCAATACAGGTATCAGGTTGAGGACGGTTATATCTACACCTCAGACATTGTGTCTGTGGCAACGTCTTTAAAAATCCGCTACGTTTACAACGTCGATGACGTGAATAAATTTGACGCTCTTTTTGTGGAAGTTTTTGTATTGCGGCTTGCGATTAAGCTGGCGCGTAAGTTCTCAGCATCGAGTGAAACAAAACAGGAACTTCTTGAAGAGTTAAAGACGTTAATGCCGGCGTCCTTTTCTGTTGATGGCCAGGAACGCCCGCCCACACGTATTCAATTAAGCAAATTTATCAGCCGCCGAAAAGGGCGGCGCTCCCAGGGCTATGCCGGCCCCTATGAGATTTTAGATTAATCATGGCAAAAGCCGAAGCGTCAATCCACAACCTGGTGCGCGGCGAGCTTGCGCCAAAAATGCGGGGGCGCATTGATCTGCCCGTTTATTTCGCAGGGCTTGAAGTGTGCCGAAACTTCATCACTGAAGCGCAAGGCCCGGCACGATACAGGAACGGATTCAAATACGTTTTTCATACCCGCCGAAACAAGATCGCGCATTTAATCAAATTCCAATTCAGCACGTCCCAGGCATACATCCTTGAGTTTACAGATCAGAAAATGCGTGTGTATAAAGATGACGGGATTGTGCTGCAAACGGCAAAGAATATCACCGGCGCGACGCAAGCGAATCCTTGCGTGATTACGTCCGTGGCGCATGGATTCATTAACGGCGACGAAGTTTATATCACCGGCGTTGTAGGTATGACTGAATTGAACGGGAAATTCTTTCTTGTTGCCAATAAAACCGCGGACACTTTCGAGCTCACAGACCAGGACGGAAACAATATTAATGCCACTGCGTTTACGGCCTATTCATCCGCCGGGACCGTTGCGGGTGTGTTTGGGCTGACAACGCCATACCTTGAAGGGGATAACCTCTTCCTGCTTAAAACGGCGCAAAACGCGGATGTGATGTATATCGTGCATCCTTACTACGAACCTCGAAAGCTTACCAGGACGGGGCACGCGGCTTGGACATTGGGGCTATTCAGCAGGACTTCTGACCCGTTTTTATCAAAGCAAAATATCACCGGCGCGACGCAAGCGAATCCTTGCGTCATCACAGCCACAAGCCACGGGTTTGTTACAGGAGATAAAGTCATTATTCAAGACGTGGGGGGCATGACGCAGTTAAACGGTCGGTGGTTTACCGTTACATTTTTAAGCTCATCGACATTCAGTCTTGACGGGGTGGATAGCACAGCCTATGACGCCTACACGTCCGGCGGCTACGCTTCAAACAGAAAGCTTCTCCCTGGGGCTGTGACGTTATACGAATCCCGGATGTTTTACGGCGTGATAGAAAATGAACCGCTCGCATTTAAAGCAAGCCGGGCTCCCGATAATAACGGCATAACCAGGTACGACGATTTCACAAACGGGACAAACGCGGACCACGCGGTTGAAAATACGATTGCCTCAGAAGATGAAAGCGGCCTGCAATGGCTGCGGGGAAACGACAAGTTTCTTGCTGCGGGTGCGTTTAGCGGCGTCTTTAAGATTACAGGCGATAGGGACGATGAGGCGATTTCCCCTGAATCAATTAAGGTTAAACGGGTAAGTGCTGTTGGCTCGTCAAGCGTTACACCACTCAATCTTGAAAATGCCATTATCTACGCAGAACGGCAAAACCTAACGGTAAGAAGTTTTGAATATGACGCGCTCCTGGATGCATTTTCAGCAAAAGACCTGAATTTGGTTTCAGATGAAATCACGAAAAGTGGGGTGAAGCAATTAGCTTATCAGGCCGGCCGGCCGGATATCGTGTGGGTGTGTAAAAACAATGGGGAATTGCTTGGGTTGACCTTCAAGTTGAGTGAGGATATCGTCGGCTGGCATCTGCATAAGCCAAGGAACTCAGAAAAGTTTATCAGCGTTGCGGCATTGCCAAGAACAGACAATTATGACCAGCTTTGGGCGGTCGTTGAACGGACAATTAACGGGGTGACGCGGCGATATGTCGAGTACATGGAAGATCCGCTGGATGTGCCGCAAATGGTGGATTATTTCACGGACGACGAAAATGAGGATTCTGACAAAGCCACGCATTTAAGGGCCCTTTACGAAGCGCAGAAACAAGCATTTCATCTGGATTCAGGGCTTAGTTATGACGGCTCTGCAACAAGCGTGGCGTCCGTTACTGTGACGCCTGGGGCGGTAAGCGGCAATGACGTTGTGTTTACGGCCGGCGCTTCAATTTTTAAAGCGTCGGATGTTGGCCGTGAAATCTGGAAAAAGCCTGTCAATGGCGTTGGTACCGGCCGGGCAAAGATTACCGCCTACACAAGCCCAACCCAGGTGACTTGTGATATCACGGAAGCTTTTGATTCTGCATCGGCCATGACGGCCGGGAACTGGTATTTTACTACCGCGTCCGTTTCCGGGCTGGATCATTTGACTGGTGAGACGGTAAAAGTTATCGCGGACGGCGCCGTCCATTCTGATGAAGCGGTTGTAAACGGGGCAATCAGCCTGGATTACCAGGCAAGCGTGATTCATGTCGGCTTTGGGTACAAAGGCATCCTTAAAACGATGAATCTCGAAGTGGGCGGAACAAGCGGCCCTTCGCCCACGAAGCTTAAAAATTTGCATAAAGTCGGGATTCGATTCATTCACGCGCTTGGCACAAAGTTTGGGACTGATTTTTACCGTATGAAACAGATTGAATTTAGGACAACCGAGGACGTGCTTAACAGGCCGGCCCCTTTATTTTCAGGGGATAAGGTGCTTTCTTATGAGGATAAATGGGAAGAGGCCAAACACGTCATCATATTCCAGGAAGTTGGGCTGCCTTGCAGCGTCCAGCTTATTATTCCATATGCAACAACAAGCAATCGCTGATTGTGAAATTGTAAGGTTTCATCCGAAGCATCTTGAAATCGCTGTCATTAGCGATTATGAACGCGCTTTTATCAAAAGGATCGAAGGATCTTTCTCAAAGATTGAATCTTTAGGGGAGCGGTCCTTAGAGGCGGTAACCTTTACGCACGATGGCCGGATCATCGCGTGCTGCGGATTTATTATGCTTTGCCCAGGGGTTTGTGAGGTTTGGCTTATCCCCACGGTTTATATCAAAAAAGAGCCGGTGCTTTTCATGAAGAATATCCGCTGGTTTCTTGAGCAGATCGCGTCAATTATCAAGGTGCATCGTGTACAGACAACAAGCCTGGCGGACGCGCTGCATGATCGTTTTATGGAATCATTGGGATTTGAGTGCGAAGGCGTTTTGCGGCAATTCACAGACCTGAAAGAGGATTACAAGGCATGGGCACGATTATTTTAAAGGCGGAAAGAGGATAACGATATGGGCGCGGCACTTCCAATTATGATGGGAATTAACGCAGTTTCTGAAATTTATAAAGGCGTTCAAGCACGAAATGCGGCGAATGAAGAAGCCAGCATGCTTGAACAGCAGGGGAATATTCAGCTTCAGGAATCAAGGACTGAGGCCGGATTAATTTCTGCGGAAGCCCAGCGCCGTGCGAAAGAAATCAGAAAGTTTGCGGCCCGGCAAAAACTTCAATACCTCAAAAACGGCGTGACATTGGAAGGATCCCCGCTTCACGTCCTGGATGAAACATTCGAGGAAGGCCAAAAGGAAGTGAATCTGGTCCGGCAAAAAGCGCAATTCAGGCTTTTGCAGGGGAACTCACTATATACCCTTCAAAACCAGAAAGCACAGCAACAACGCAATCAGGGCAGGGCCGCATTTATTGGCGGATTTCTTAATGCCGCTTCCGGGACGGCCAGCACGTATGCACAATCGAAAGGACTTTTAGGAAATGCCTGACATCTTTGAACGAAAGCCAGTCTCAACGGAGGTCCCTACCAGCGCCGTAGGTACGCCTGGACCAGATATGTCAGGGGTAAAGATCGCCGAAGCGTTGGGGGGTGCTGGTGATGCGGCTCTTGATTCAATTATTAAGGTTAGACAATACAAACAAGAGGTTGCAGATACCGCTGCGGCCAACAAAAGAGGTGTTGAGTTTGACCTCCAAGCCGAGCAAATGAGGCAGCAGATTCACCAGAAATTTCAAGGTAGTGGCCGGCCGATCAACGAAGAAAACGAAGAGCTGCGCGTTTCTCTCGATAAACTTCACCAGCAAGAAAACGGCAAGATCAAATCAGAAGGGGAGCGCCGCCTTTTCAACACACAAGCTTTGCAGACCATTAAAACACGCCGCATGGCCGGATTAAACGCCGCCAATCAAAGGCAGACAGGCGAAGCCTTTAATAACACAATGTCATCAATAAACACAATTTCAAATTCTATCTCCAATATTTTTGCTCAAACTGATCTTACCGATCAGGAAAAAATGCAAGAGATGGCAATTAAAATTTCGCAAGCGAAGAGCATTTTGGAATCTTCAAAAGGGGTATTGGATGGTACAAATTATCAAACATTGAGTAGGGGCATTTCTAAAGCAATACCAAAAGCGGCTGTCTTAGGAGCTATGCAGACCGATCCTAATCTTGCAGAAGCATTACTCCACAGCAACGAATTTGATGCGTACCTTAACCCAAAAGAAAAAGAAGAGTTGCTTACAAAGACAAGAACAGTTCAAAAGCAGATGCTTGAATTATCAAAGGTTAAACAAGCTGAAGTTGAACGTGATAATTTGATGGCTACCACAAAAGAGTTTTTAAGCGGTGAGTTAACTTTTTCGAAGTTAGAGGAAGCCGTAACCGGCGGCCAGATCACGCCAGAGGTTGCTGGAGCTTTTGAGGTGGCGTTATTTAATCCAAAAGAGTGGGATGAGTTAAAAGATGACCCTAAATATCAGGCGGAAAAAGGGTCAGTCCTTGTAAATATGATGCAGGATATGCAGAAGAAAAACGATATCTCAAAAGTCGTCTTGCGGTCTGTGACAGCGTATAACAAAAAACAGATCGAAACAAAAGATTTGGCTTGGATTCTTAATGCTGCCAATGAAAAGATTAATGACCAAGACAACCCAAAATGGGAGTGGTTAGACCAGGCGGTTGACGCTGTGTCTCTTGTAGCTGGACCTGCGTCCATTCCAAAATTTGCAACCAGGCTATCGCAAGCTTTCCAATCAATGGGGAATGAGGTTGACCCGCGCGAAATTGCTAAGGAAGTCATAAAAGACACCGCCAAAACGAATAATCCAGAGCTAGCAGGTTTGAATGATGTCCCAAACGCTAAATTTGAGAGAGGAAAACAAAAAGTAGTTTATCCGTGGAACACAGATTTAAAAGCTGATGGCAATGCGTCGGATCAAGGTGATTTTGTAATAGTTCAGTTGCCTAATGGAAAAGTAGGACCAATCCCAAAAGAGAAGCTATCCAAAGCCCTTGAGAGGGGCGCGAAGATTGTTCAAGCGTGACGGATGAAGCGAGAAGCTAAATATAAGTGGGGATTTCGAGTTATTGGATGCGGGCCTGAAATGGATGCCGTTTTTAATCAATTATGTCAGGCAATTCGATTTGGTTCCCCTCATACAGATATTGAACGTCTGAGAAATTTAGAGGCTTCAATTTTGAAGAGTCAAGCGCAACGACGGTTGAGGGCACGTCTTCACCGTCAGGGTTTTCCAACCATTTCAGAACAATATGTGGCGTGTCTTTGATAAAAACAAGATCGGTGTCACAGTGAAAATATTTTCCATTTTGACATGCGATATGCCTTACTTTGTATTTGACCATGGGATACCTCCTACATAAAGCTTTATCGATTTCATGGAAAGGGGTTAAAAATGAACATTGATTTTGATGCTGCTTTGCGAATACTTAGCCGAATGTATAGCCGCATGCCCGAGATGGATAGGCTACGATCTGAAAAACCCGAGTTGTTTAAGTTCGACTATACACCGGATCATAGCTTCTTTATGAATCTCAGAAATAGCAAACAACAGAGAAATAAATCGTTTGGTAGATTCGTTGCTCTTTTCTCCACGAAAAGAATCTTCAAACCAAACTTCTTCAGCGCCTTTTTTAAAAAATTCATGAAGGTTTAATTTGGAAAGGTGATCTCGGTAGATTTTTTTGACAAGTTCGATTTCTTTATCATCGCTCATAGCTTCTCCTAGTGAGTGAAAATAAAAAGCCCCGTGTCAACGGCCAAGTTAAACACGGGGCGAAAGGGTCAAAGCCCTTTTATAAAACCAGATTGTCCTTGGCCGTTGAATAAGAGGATTATAGCAAATGCCTGATATTGAAGACAGAAAAACAGCAGTTCTTGATCCTTTAAAAGACGATTTCGCGGACTTGGGGTTTAAGGAAGAGACTCAAAAAACAGCAACGATTGATCCTGTAATTGACCACGCAAATGATGACTTCTCCGATCTTGGCTTTGTGGAATCCCCTAAAATTGGTACTCCCACAAAGAAAGTTTTTGTTTCCGAGGCGTCTAAGACTTTAGAAGTTCCTTCATTTTTTGGCAGCGGCATGATTGGGCATGCCGCCCGTGAAAACTTCTGGCCCGAGCTTCAAAAAACATCTGGTGAGTCATTTAAGGCTGTTGTCAGGGCAGGTTTAAATACAGCTGAAAGCGTTTCTTCTCTCGCAAAGTTTTTTGGGCAAGACATTGAGAAAGACCCGCAAAAATCAATTGCTTTAAATGTCGGGTATGGCGCTGATTTGCTAGACTCGTTTATGGGGCGTAAAGACACCAATCCTGTGATAAGGAAGATAGGCCAACACGTTACGGAGCGCGCGGACAGGCTCATTGATAACTTTGACAAGCTTAAAGATGGTTTCAAAATTGGCGGGCTAGAAATAGCGAAGGCTGATCCTGAAATGTTCGCTGGCTCATTCACTAAAAACCCTTCCTGGACACGGGCGGTAGCAACTATTGCGGAAGCTGTACCCTCTCTTGCTACCGCTACAGCTATAACATTTGCCACTAAAAACCCTTTTGCCGGAGCTGCCGCATTAGGTCTTTTAGAGGGAGCGACAACGCGGGAAGAAGCCTTAGATGCTGGGGCTTCAGTGGATAAGGCAAATACTCTATTCTTTATTTCCTCCGTTGGAAACACACTTCTTGAAGAGATCCCTTTGGGACGATTCTTAAGGAATAAAAACACAGCTTTGAAAAACATTGCCGAAGGTTTTGTATTTGAGGGGCTTCAGGAAGGAACGCAACAGGTTTGGCAGAATGCTATCGCTAAGTTCGGTTATGACGAAACAAGAGGTTACTTTGACGGCGTTGTCGAATCCCTCATAGCTGGGGCTGGGAGTGGAGGAATTGTTGGGTCTTTGACCTTCGGGGGAGGGAAACAAATTGATAAAGCTGTTGATACCTTAAAGCAAAAAGGCGCGACGGATGAAGATATTCAAAATCTTCAGAAATCAGCCGTTGAGCATGTCGTTGAAAACGCTGAAATCATTGATAATGCGCTTGATGCAAAAGTGGCAGAAATAGAGCAAATCGCGAGTCAGGCGAAAGAACAACCAGCTATTGAACCGCCTACTGGACGCGGCGGAATAGTGCCGCCTGAGTTTAATTTTGGGAAGTGGAAAGATCAACAGGCGTTTCTTTTGTCGCGCGAAACGATGGAGAGAAACCTTGAGGGTGTTATTAAAGACGAGAAGCAGCTTGTGGAAGCCAAGGAGTTTTTGACCGAACCAATCAAAGAGAACGAAACCGCTAGGGTTGAATGGATGAATGCGACCCGGTCTTTAATCAAGCAAGAAATGAATCGTTTGGGAATCCGTCACAACTCCTCGGAAGATAAACTTGTGCAGCGGTATGGCGAAGGAAGGATGACAGAGGGCGAGCTTAAATCCGCTACCCCAAAATGGTCAGCTGTTAAAGAAGCCGCGGCCTTCTTTAGAAGCCAATACGACGAAATGCTTGATACTGTCAACACGGTTCGTGCTCAGTTTGGTTATGATGAAATCCCCAAAAGGCAAGATTACTTTAGGCATTTTCAGGAAATTGGATCTTGGATTGATAGTTTTGGCACAATACTGCACGCGGAAGACTTGCCAACAGAAATTTCGGGTATGACGTCAATGTTTAAGCCGGGCAAGCCGTTTACAACCGCAGAACTTAGAAGGCGCGGCGGGGCTTTCACCGAATCATCAATAGGCGGTATTGATAATTACATTGATGCAATCTCGAAGCAGATTTTTCATACGGACAGCGTGCAACGCGCAAGAGTCATTGAAAAATACATCCGAACTGCCGGATCTCAAGAGCAAGCTGATTTGCCCAATTTTGTGGCAAATATTCAAGAGTACGCAAATCTTCTTGCGGGGAAGAAAGGGAGCGTTGATAGAGCCTTTGAATCGTTATCCGGAAGGGAAGTATACGGAGCCGTTCAAACCATTCACGCGCAAATATCAAAAAATTTAATCAGCGGCAATGTCTCATCAGCTCTTTCTAATCTTATTCCGTTCACTCAGTCTATGTCGACAACAAAGAAGGCAGCGGCTGTCAAAGGATTATTCGAGGCAACTTATACCGCATTTCGTGATGATTACGCAGAAATCGACGGACAAAAAAGCAAGTTTCTGACAAGACGTTTCCCCGATCAGAACATAGCGCTTAGCATATGGCAAAAGTCAGCTGACAAAATTAACTTTCTTTTTAAATCAATTGATAAATTCACGTCGAAAGCGGTATTGGCAGGGAAGTATTACGAGGGAATTGATAGCGGTCTTTCTGAATCTGAGGCTATGAAAAAAGCGGAGGAATATGCTGGAAAGACGCTTGCGGACAGATCCATCGGACAGTTACCAAATTTGTTTGGACAAAAATCCCTTAAAGGATGGACGGCCTTTCAAGTTGAGGTAAATAACCAGGTGTCATTTATGCTTAAAGATATCCCCAGGCAGTATCACGGGGATGCTTTAAAAGTTGCTTCTGCCTTATTTCAATTTGCCATTTACTCCTTTTTAGCAAACGAAGTGTATGAAAAAATCTCTGGCAGACGGCCTCAGCTTGATCTTATTTATGCGACGCTCACTCTTTTAGGGATGAATAAATCGGGTGAGAAAAGAACGGGGCTTGAAAGAGTCTGGCAGGCATTTACTGATATCAGGCAAAATGTTCCCTTCGGCTCTTTTACCACAGGACGAAATTTTACGTCTGCCGCAATGCCAGATATTAAGGGCATTATTACGGGCCGCAAAGATGCTTTATCCGAGTTAAGTAAGACTGGATTATTATTACTTAATCCTTTCGGGGGTGGGTCTCAAATACGTAAGACTATCGAAGGGCTTAACGAATACGCAAAAGGGGGATCATTTACGTTGAAACGCAAGACTAGAAGGTACCGGATAAATCAGGATTTCCCTAATCTCGTGAGGGGCGCTTTATTTGGGAAGTACGCATTCCCTGAAGCAGTTGATTACTACAATAAACCGGAAGGGAAAAGGCGTTAAGTCAAATTAATTACGGTGAGTGTATATAACAAGAAGAAACCGCGAGAATAAAAAAGCAAAATAGCATAGTCCAAACTATGCACATTTTAACCCAATCTGACCAAGGCGCGCTTGAATGTTCAAGCTCCCAACCGTTATTAAAAAGCCAATTCCAAAAGTAATTAAAGGGCTTCACGTTTCGGCCCCATAAATATAACCAAATACTGAAGAGCCCGATGATAAGAATTAACACTGAGACCATATCTTAAGCGCCTCCCCAACCAAAAATTGAAAGAAAATCAAGGAAGATCCCGCTAAACCAGAAAAGCAATGCCACCATTATAAAACCAAGGACAATAGATTTTATGATTACTTCCCACCAGTGGGCATTTTGATCCCAGCCTTCGTGAAAATCAAAAAGCCAGGATAGGAAATCTTTAACCTTGCCCATTGAGAGCCTCCGCTATCTACGCGATCTTATCCGATCCAGCTCCTGCTGCTGATAATAGTTTGCTTGTTGCCTATTCTGAAACACATAGTCATCATACTCTTTGAGGAGATTGTTTTTTAATGTTAAATACTCACCTTGACTGATCGAACCGCTTTTGTAGGCGTCCTCGGCCTCTTGCAGCCGATGCGTTATCTCTTCACCCTTATTTTTTTGATTCTCCATAAGTTGATCTAACTGAGCATCTAAAATTGGTGATGGGTTCGCAGTTACAGCACATCCAGGAACAAGGGTAACGCAGATAATCAAGCAAACTACAATTGAGCACCCCACGAGTTTATTCATTCCGTAATGAATAATAACCTCAGAAACTTAATTTGCGGGGAATTAACTTAATATTTTTCTGCTTGTTCTGATTTTTCGTCAAGCTCTAACCCGAATGGGGCTGGATCAATATCGAAGGCTTTGCAGACCATGCGGATTGTTGACCATTGAATGCGTTCATCTCGTGAAGCGAAGAGAAGCGGGTAGTATTGTTCTTTAGACGCAACTGTTTTGCATAAGTAAAGGATTTGGCCTCGCCCTGGGGCAATTTGGTTTTGTGATGTCTTGACGGTAATTCCGACTTCTTTTAGGCGGCTAAGGAACTCGTCAAACTTCGGGGCTTGGTGAAAGGGGTAGGCCGCCATGATTAAACGCTCTGAAGTTCGTAATGCTGGGGTAAATTAGCGTGCTCTGACCAATCGCATTCAGGCCAAGTGATGAGCATTCGGTTGCAAAAATTACGGTCAGCGTTTTCCCATTGCCGCCAATATTCAATTGGCGCAGGTTCGAGATTAGAGAAAGGTTCTTCGCCATGCTCTTTGGAAAGCAGGGCAAACGCTTTCAACATATTCTCAAATCTCTCCTTCAGCGCTAGCATTGTCTTGGCTTGAACCGCAAAGCCATAATCCAGGCAAATAGCGACGTAATAATCACCTTCTGGAAGAACCAGGACTTTAATGTCTTTGCTGTCTTCTATCGATGTGGTCATATTCTCTCCTTTGGAGGGGATTCTTTCCGATGTCAATATTAACCCCCTATGATAACGACTGTCAATGTGCATTTCTTGATTCTATCCGCAAAATAAAAATTGCAATTTTGGAGGACAGAACGCACCATGAAATAAGAACCAAAACCCCTGATTGATCCCCAGGGGCAAACCAAAGAGTAAGACCTTTCGCGAAAGGCAGTTACCGCATGGCTTCAGGCCATAAGCTGGTAGCTGCCTTTCTTTTTGGATAGGAGAAGCATGACTGTATCGAACCAAACCAGTAAAATCCGGTATATCGGCAATGGCTCTACCGTTGCTTTCAGTTTCCCTTTTAAGATTTTCAGCGCGGCCGATTTAGAGGTTTACCGCATTGTTCAGGCTACGGACGTTGCAATCCTTCAAACTCTTACCACGCACTACACGGTAGCAATCAATGCTCATTCCGATGGTGGGACGGTCACTTTTGTTTCAGCGCCGCCTTCTACCGATGACGTTTTAATTAAGCGGACTCTCGCACGTACTCAAAGCACGGACCTGCCAGCCGTAAGTAATTTCCCTGAGCAATCCATTGAGGACGCCCTGGATAAAGGCGCCATGATTGACGCGGAGATTGATGAAAAGCTTGGCCGCAGCCTTAAGTTTGCTGAAACAAGCGAGTTTACCGGTGTTGCTTTTCCCGAATTGGTAGCTGGTAAATTTTTAAAGGCTAACGCGCTTGGGACAGGTTTGGAATTTTCTAACGTTGTAATCACGACGTTAGCTTATAGCGGGGCATTTCAGGCCGGTTTGGACGCCAATAAATCGGCGTCCCCGAGCACAAATGATATTTACTTGGCCACGGACACAAGGATTCTTTATGTTTGCTATTCCTCTGGCACGTGGACGCAACTGTCCGATACAAAAAACACGTCCTTAAGAATATCAAAGAACTCGCATGGGTTTGTCGTGGGTGACATCCTTAAGCATGACGGGACGAATTACGTAAAAGCTCAAGCCAATTCTGAAGTGAATGCCAGGGCATTAGGTATTGTGGCGGTGGTAATTGACGCCAATACTTTTGTTTTGAACATGTCCGGGTTTATCGAAGGGCTTTCGGGACTCACCGCTGGATCGGTTTATTATCTGAGCGCGGCCACAGCCGGATTGCTTACCGCCACAAAACCGAGCACGGCCGGGAACTATGTGCGGCCGGTGCTGATGGCAATTTCAACCACAACCGGAATTATTCTGCACAACACGGCTTCGCTTGTCGGCGGTATCTCTGGATCCGGCGTGAAAAATCTGAAAGTCACACGGCCGGGTAACAGCACAATCACCGTTGCGGCGGATGAAATCACGTTAAACGACGGGACGCGGATCCGCAATGTTAGTGTGACGCCGGATAAAACAACTGCTGGCCCTGCGGCGAACGGACGGGACCAGGCCGGCGCGTTCTCAAATAGCTCCTGGGTGTTTGTCTACGTGATTCAAAAATCTTCAGATGGGACGGTTGCCGGTCTTATGTCGGCCAGCGCAACTGCTCCAACAATGCCCACAGGGTATGACCGCGTGGCTCTTGTTTCGGCTGGACGGATTGACGGATCCGGCAATTTTATAAATTTTGTCCATGAGGGAATGATCTATGAATATTCCACTTGGCAAACTTTAACCTCTTCCGTTGTTGCTGCTTGGACCTCAATCGACCTTGCTCCTTTTGTCCCTTCCGCGCTTTCAACACGTGTCGGCCTGGCGCTTTCTGAATCCGGTACAGGCGGCGAATCAATCATGTTTACAAACGATAACAGCGTTTCAACCAGTGAAACCACGGACACCGCAAATGTATTCAGGACGCGCGGCGGGCATGACAATCAAATTGTCGGGGCAATGACAATCCTTACGGCAAACACTTTGTATTACATGAATGAATCCGGGACCGCTTTCGTGACGGGTTTCACCGTCAATAAACTTTAGGGGGCAAACATGCCTTATCAAACACAAAATGAAGAGCCGGTTACACCTGAAGATTTACAGGCGCATTTTGATGGATTAAAGGCCTCATACCAGGCTGAATTTGAAGAAACGAAGAAAAAATACCAGGCAGAAATCCTGGAGATCCAGGAGCAAACTAAAACCGCCCAGGCCGAGCTTGAGGATTTTCAAGATGACCACCAAGCGCTTAAGGACAAGCACGCTAATTTGCTTTCAAGCGTCCATGAACTCGAAGCCCGCAAAAAGCAACTCGAAGACGAGATATCGAAACAATCCACGCACTTTTACGAATCCCTAAAAGCTGAGAAAGAAACCGCGGCCGCCGAAATCAAAGCCGCAAAGGCTGCCATTGAGCAAGAGCAATCCTTGATTGCGGTGGATAGGCGCCGGATTGCTGATGAACGCCAGGCCGTCGAAGCCAGCAAACAGGGACTCGATTTTAGAGAATCACAGCTCATGGAAAAAGAGCGGGAACTCATTGCGCTTGAGAAATCAGTCAATGACAAGCTTGCGGAAGTGAATGCTGGAATCGCAAAAAATGAAGCAATCCAGCACGAGGTCGGACAATTAAAGGCCGCTATCAACGAGCAAACCGATAACCTCCGAAAATTTGAAGCTGACCTTAAGCTTATTGGAGAAAGTCTTGCAAAAGAGCAAGCCGCTTTAAGCCTTGAGCGGGCCCAGCTTGCTGAAGAACGCGAGAAATACAAAAATTTCCAGGCCGAAAAAGATCAGTTTGAAGCACAAAAGATTGATTGGATGAAACACAGGGACCGGCTGGAAGCGCGGGAAATCGCGTTATCAGAATTTGAAGGCAAGCTTAAAAATTGGGAATCTGACTTAAATCAAAGAGAAGACATTCTCACTGAAAAACTAAAAGGGGAAAAACCATGACCGCATTCGGCAAACCTTCCACAAACGAAGTAATTGATCTTTTAAACCAAGTGCAAGGCGCTGTCTCTTTGGCCGTGGCCAGTACAAATACCGTTTACGGCAAATCGTTTGCCTTAAAGAAAAACAAATCTTACGGGCTTGTTATTCGATTCACCGGCACAACCATTGACGTGAAGGTTGAGCTTGAGGAAGGCAATAACGAATTGACGGATGCCCAAGAAGGATCCGCGCACACAAACTGGGCCGTTGGCACTACCTTGAGCGCTGGCATCGTCAGCAGCGCCGCCAAGACCCTTGCCGTCTCGCCTGTGGTTGCTAAATATGGGCGCTTGAAACTCACTGGCCAAGGAGCTAATCATGCTGATGTTTTGATGGTTCTGGCTGAGCTTGGCGAATCTGAAAACCTGTAAGGTGACAGGTGTGTAAGCTCCTTGCTTTTCTCCTGCTTATAGCTGTGCTCCTCCCCCCGAAGGACGTTTTTGCGTGGCGTCCTTTCGGGGGTGGCTATAAGCAACAAGTTTCCGCTTCCGATATTGACACCGTTACCACGAATTTCAATAACAACCTCAACTCAACCCACACCGATATTCAAAAAGCTCTTGACGCCCTGGATGATGCCGTTGGTGGGGGTGGCGGGGCACCCACAAACGCGACTTATATCACTCAAACCGCAAACGCAACATTATCCGCAGAACAAGCATTAGCGTCTCTTTCCTCTGGCATTATGCGCGTTGCGACTACTACGGGGGTTGTTACTTCCCTCACGGACTCGGCCGGGATCGCGGCAAATATTTCGGATGAGACGGGAACAACAAAACTGGTCTTTTCCGACTCTCCAACGCTTACGACCGCTACGACATTTTCATTTATGACCGCTGGCTCCGTATTCTTTGCCGGAACCGGCGGCCTTTTAAATCAGGACAACGCAAATTTATTTTTTGATGACACGACAAACCGGGTCGGTATTGGAACGAATACGCCCGATCAGCCTTTGCACGTCGTGAACGACTCAGCAGATACAGGAATTAAGATTGAGGGGGACGCGCAGAAAAGATTAACCGTTGTCACGCATTCAAATACCGCATCATCGTCAAGTGGTGTTGTTTTTGATAGGTCGCAGGGCGTTGATACAGGACAACTCACCGTTGCAAATGGTGACAGGATCGGGCATGTGTTTTTTCGCGGTTATGATGGGGACTCCTACGAAAACGCGGCAGGGATTACCGCAGATGTTGACGGCGCTGTTTCGGATGGCGTTGTACCAATGGGCTTTACTTGGTATACGGGATCAAGTCTTGCAACCCGGCTTGCGCGTTTAAACATCACCTCTGCCGGTGCTTTTAATTATGGGGATGGAAGCCAAGCATCCATAACGAGCACTTATAACCTTTCTGGAACCGATCCAGTTTTAACAGCTGTAAGCGGTGGATTTGCGGTTACAGGAACTTTTGATATCTCAAGTACGCTTCAGACGGGATCCGGCAATATCAATATTACAAACGCGACCGGCAACTTGGACGGTACGAAAGTTGCGGACGCAGACCTTGGAGATATTGGCGTTTCAAGTGGGGTGTGGAGCGTCGAAGATGACTCTCATACGCATGGGGCATCCACATTAAACACGGATTCTGTAAGCGCGGATGAACTCAATGCCACTGGTGTAGAGGCGGAATTAGAAGCCGTGCTGGACCTTCAAGACCTTCAAGGCGCTGTCACTGATTTGCAGGTCCCAAACGATATAACCGCTTCAAATTATTTACCTCTCGCCGGCGGAACTCTTACCGGCCAGCTTGTCACAGATAATTTAGGAATTGAATTTGACGAATCGGATACAAACCCTTCCTGCGCGGCCGGTAATTTTAATATCTACGCTGACCTTTCAGAAAATAAATTGAAAAAGTGTATGAATGGTGTGGCAAGCGATATGGACACAACCGGCGCAGGAGCTACCGGGACAGTCAACACGATCAAAGAAAATGCCGTCCAGGTTGGTGATGCTGATATCGTGACGCTTGATTTCCTTGGGGCTGATTTTGATTTATCAGAAACCCCGGACACTGAAATTAATCTAATCATTGCCGCAGCTCTTACGCGCGACGCAGAGTGGGACACGGAAGGTGAAGTGCAGACAGCGTGGGGAAGTGTGAACATTCTTTTAGAAACCGAAATTGACGCCGGATCAGAACTGGCCGCGCTTCTCGATGATGAAACTGGATCAGGCGTTCCGGTGTTTTCCACCTCTCCGGCGCTAACCACTCCTACGATTGGCAATGGGGCCACCGCCGCCGGGCATGTTGATTTTCTCGAAGACAGCGATAATGGTACTAATTATATCCGGCTTATTGGGGTTGCTTCTATTGCTTCAAACAAGACGCTTACTCTCCCTGACGCTACAGATACTTTGGTTGGAAAAGACACCACAGACACGCTGACTAATAAAACTCTTGCGGCGGCCTCCAATGTTATTGATGCAGACACCTCCGTTGCCTTGGCAGCAAACGGAGGAAATTGTTCTGCTGGAGCATTCCCGCTAGGCGTCGATGCAAGCGGTGCGGCTGAATCCTGCACTGCTCAAAACGCAGGGACAGATATTACCGCTGATTTGGAGGAAGACGCGCACTGTTCAGAGCATGATTCTGGCGACCTTGACTGTTCTGGTGAGACGCTAATCTATGCCGCGGACTCCATAGATTTTACAGAAATTCTGCAATCGAATACCTTAGCCGGAAACCCCGCTTTAGCTGTAGACGAATGTTTTTTTATGACAACCGCTTCCGGCGGCGGGTTTATTTGCGAAGGATCGACGGATGATACCAACGAACAGCTTTATCTTTTTCCTGACCTCAACGGGGCAGATACAACAAAGAGGATCATGGTTGATGATACCGAGATAAGCGGAATTGATGATGCGTCTTTAGAAGTAAGCTCAGGGACATTAAGGCGTGCCGCGCTTACAGGTGACGTTACCGCCGCCGCAGGGTCTAACACGACGGTTATAGCTGACAGCGTTACAGTGACAGACTGGACGATGGGCGCCTCCGTTGCGACAACGCCTTCCGTTGATGACAACGATACGTCTTTAGGAACAACTGCCTACGTACAAACTGAAATAAACGCAATGGGTGGCCGTTCTCTCTCGGCATCATCCGGGAGCATGGATGCTGACGCAGAACTCTATACAGACGCCAAGTGCATAACGATTGATCCAACGCATAGCGTGACTCAATGGGTGATGTGGCGTGCGCCGCACGCGGTTACGATCACAGGCGTTGATTGCCGGTCCGAAAACGGCACAAGCGTTGTCTTGACTCCGCAGGAATGTGACGCGAACGGCGCAAACTGCGTTGATATTGAAGCGGCGATTACCTGCGCCACGACGAACACCACAGAGGCCACAAGCGTTGATAACGGCTCGATTGATGCCGGAGATTGGATCGAGGTAACGCGGGGAACGAATACAGGATCATCCACGCAGGTAAGTCTTTGTTTGGAATATACGGTCAACGATTGACATGAAATACAAAATGACTGAAGAGCATAAAAGGAAAATAGGAATTTCAAATTCTATACGCATGAAAGAAGTATGGAAAAGAGAAGATCACAGGAAACGTATAACCGAAGCAAAAAAGGGGAAAATCCCTAAAGGTTTAGCTAAGGCTCACACAAAAGAAGCTATAGCAAAAATGGCCGAGACTAAAAAAATTTTGTATAGGGATAAGACAAAACACCCGCGATATAAGCATGGTCTTTCTGGGACATTGCAGATGGCCACAATTTACAACAACAAGCGAAGGGCGCTAAAGTATGCTTCTGAAAAAAGATTATCGCTTCCAGAATGGGAACGTATAAAAGCTGAGTATAGATACGTTTGTGCATGTTGTTTACAGAAAGTAAAGCTGACAATCGATCATATCATTCCGCTATCTAAAGGTGGAAGCGATGGATACGAAAACATTCAGCCTCTCTGTATAACGTGTAATCAGAAAAAAAGATTTAAGACAACTAAGTATCCAAAACCAAGTGACACAAAAAATGATTAAGAAACTTTTCTCTTATTTATTTGTTATTCTTTTTTTTCTCGCAACCGTATTTTTTTATATTTACCTGATTGATAGTTCTGTCTACGCCGCCACGATTGGAAGTGATGCGTTCACGGGTGCTGACGGGGACGATCTTCAAGCGCACACTCCAAACACAGGAACGTCTTGGGATACTGACGCTGCGGCTGTCCCCGACATTCAAGGTAACCGAATTGCAAGCTCTAACAATAATTTAAGGAGCGGACGGCTGACGGACACGGTTGGTGATGACGATATGGACGTTACGCTAATCGCCAATCTGAGCGGTGGAGCGGATGCCAGCAATAACTCGATGGGGCCTGCTGGACGGTGCGCTGCCACGGAGCGTTGCCATAGCGCGCAGAATGCTTATCAGTGTTATATCGAATACGTTGACGCATCCGGCGCTGACCTTTTCCTGCGGAAATTTGTGGCTGGTGTTGAAACGGCGATTGCTTCTTATAACGCAAATTTAAGCACAAGCACAGATCATACTTTAAAACTTGAGATAAGGACTGCGGCTAAAAAATGCTACGTGGCAGGAGTTGAGCGCATATCAAACGCGGATGATGTTCTTACGGGGAATAATTATTGCGGACTGATTGGGGAAGATGCTGAACCAAGAGGGGATGATTGGCTTTGCGAATCGGTTGGGGCCGCCGCTAAGTTTTGGCCAATGGTGATCGGGCTTATCCCAACAGCACACGCGGATGAAAAACCTCCGGCACAGTATGAATCTGACGTTTGCGGGGATGGGAAGCCGGAGGGAACTCCTAGACATCCCTGCGTTGTTGATAAATACGGCTTCAAAAACTGGTCATTACAAAAAGAAGAAGGCGGGAAAATGTATGTGAATGTGTTTGACGAAGTGAAACCCTCTGACGATTTAAGAGCTGAAAAAAAAGATGACTCGGAGTGGCCTGAAAAAGTACAGGCCGAGATTACGGAGAAAGGGTATTCGTGGGTGAGCGTGTAATGGAACCCGCGTTAATCGCTGTCACCGTTTCCGTTGTGACTTTAATTCTCGCGGTATTGAGCCACGCCTTCACGACCGGAAGGTGGGGCGCGAAGATTGAGACGTCTATGGGTTTTATACAAAGAGAGCTTGCAAATATCGGCAAAGAACTGGAAAAAAGAGACGTACAAATCCAAGCCCTTTGGAAGCGGATTGACGAGATAAGGGACTTGATTGACACGAAGGTTAAATGACAGACAACTTCGGCGAGATTCTTCACGTTTTAAAGGACGTAGCCGTGCAACACGATTTATTCAAGCGAGGCATTTTAAGTTTAGAAAATTTTTATGTATGGGCAACTGAATTGGATACGAAGATTGACAATCTGGTAAATAAGCATTTAGAAGGCAGGGGCATAGGGGATGTCGCTTAGGGACTGGCTCATAAAAAAAGTGGTAATGGATTGGCTAAAAAAACAAAAGGAGACTCCAATGTTTAAATTACTTGAAGGCAAAAAGACGTACATCACGATGGCGATAATCGCTATTTTAGGCGCACTCGACGCATACAACGGGCATTGTGTGGCAACTTCGCTTTGTAAGGCGTTTGCCGTGCCGGGCTGGATATTCTCGATTCTTGCGGCGTTGGGTGTTTACACAAGGGCGATTGCTAAAAAATGAAGAAACTATATCTTGGCGTTGGAATTAATGCCTATGCACAGTCTCCGCTTCGGGGGTGCGTGAACGATATTCAAGACCTGTTTAAATTTTTAGTAGAGCAATACGCTTTCAAGCCCGGCGATAATATGCGGCTTTTGCTAAATGAACGTGCTACTACTCAGACTATTCGGGATCGCATGGATTGGATGCGAGACAAAGCGCAAAGGGATGATATCTGTGCATTTCAGGATTCAAGCCACGGAAGCCAAGTCCCAACAAGAAGCGACTCGGGGGAAGTGGACGGCATGGACGAGATCATCTGCCCGTATGATTTTAATTGGGATGGGAACTACATCACGGATAATGAGATAGGCCAGTGGGTAGTAGACATTCGCTCAAAAGGAGCCTTCCCGATTGTTATTATCGATGCCTGCCACAGCGGGACAATTACCAGAAACTTTGGGCTTCCCTTTGACATTCAGCCCATATTTTTTGAGCCAGTGGATTTGCCGGATGACCTGCGGATTAAATACGGATTCAAGATTTCAATCCCCTGGGGCGTGCGATACCTTGCGCCGCCGCTTGATATTATGGCGCGAATGACGGAAGGATTAAGACCGCGAAAATCAGAAAGCATTTACGGCGCAGTTATTTCAGGCTGTCAGGACAACCAGACTTCCGCAGACGCATATATTGACGGACGATTTAACGGAGCCATGACGCGCTGCCTGATTGACATTCTCGCAAATGATGTTGACAAAAAATTTACCTGGGGCGATTTAAACACATTGCTACAGCACAAAGTCAAAGCGAGAAACTTCTCTCAAATTCCGCAGGTCGTTTTTGAAGACGGCGAAGAAAATAGACTGCTTTTTAATTAGGCCTTATACCACGTGCCGATAGGCGCGGTAAGGCACTGAAAGTAACCCCCTCTTGCGGAAAGGCTCCCGGGAGGGGGTTTACTATTTTGACCTTTCTCTAGCTTTCCCTCTCTTTCTCTGTCCCCCAAGTTTTATAAAATATAATAAATATATATTAAATTATGAATATTATGGGCCTCTCTATATACTCCGCATTCTGCACAAAATAGAATGTTCGGGTTAGCCTTTGATTGGGGGTGCGTCTGTGTGAAGCCCGAAATAAAAGAACGGTTCCTTTCCTATCTCACGAATGAACGCGGCTTGATCTTTACATCCGCCAATGCGTATGTAAAGCAAGTGGGCTATCTTTACACAGAGTCAGGCTCTGAAATCCTACGTCTTAAAAAATATCCCCTGGTTGCAAAGATCATTGTTGATCTAAAAACCTCCCGTAACTGGTCGGACCGTATGACGTACAAGGTCGCTTCAATGGTGACGGTGTTTTTTAATTGGGCGTTCAGAGAAGGCATCATAAAAGAAAGCCCGTTCCGCATGGGGCATGGTTTTAAAAAGGTCGAGACAAAGCAGATTGATTTTTTCGATTGGGAAAGTGACGATTTTAAGAAGGTCATTTACAATCCGAATCTTTCTTTGAAGTGGCTTTGCATGATCCACGTTTTACGATCCTCCGGCATCAGGGTATCTGAATTGGTGAATCTTAAGCTCGAGGACGTGCAAGACCGCTGGCTGCGGATAAAGCAGGGCAAAGGCGGCCGTGACCGCTTCGCGCCGGTGGATCAAGAAACCCGCAACTTACTGGATACCTATATCACCGGGATCAAGTTCTCCGGCTATTCGCTTCCGTGGCTTTTCCCGAAAGAGGATATGTCCGGGCCCACGACTTCGCACAACGTCCAGCGTGTCTTTTGCCGTATGTCGCACAAGCTCGGCGTTCACGTCCACGCCCATAAATTCCGTCATTCTTTGGGAGGTCGCTTAATCGAAAAAGGCGCGGATGTTACGGTAGTCCGTGACATTTTGGGCCATAAAACGCTTTCCTCCACGTCGATTTATGTCCACCACAAAAAAGACAAATTGTTAGAGCAATTCGACAAGTGCCTTTGAAAGCCTTGATAAATAAGGAAAAAATAGGGTATTGACAACTAAGGGTGTGTGGGTGTAGCATATTATCAGATATGAAAAGCGTAAGGTTTTCGGTTGATCCAATTGTTTACAGAATGATAAAGCTTGAGGCGTTGAATCGTGACATAACGCTAAAGGCTTTTGTTTTGGCGGCCGTAAATCATTACGCAAAATGTTCTTTACAAAAAAAGAAGAAGAGGTAAACTAGGGCATTATGAAACGGCTCACTCGGAAAGTAGCTGAAAAAAATCACACATTGGAAATCAAATCCTGCTCCGGGCACGGGGTGTCGATAGTTCCTTTCTGGTGTGTGGCCCGCTTTTTCCGACGGGTAGCCGGGCATTCCGTGCCCAAATTTACCTCAAATATGGGTCTTTCGCTTACCTCAACACGCACGCCCCGGTAGCTCAATTGGTTAGAGTACCAGATTGTCGATCTGGGTGTTGCGGGTTCAAGTCCCGTCCGGGGCGCCATTCTTTTTGAAATCGTTTAAGTTCAGATCTCCCGCAGTCAAGTATTGTGCCCCGTGATTCGCCCCGCGATTGAGATGTAACCTGTTGCAATGAATGATGTTAAAGTGTGATTCGATAATTTTTGGAGAAACGCAGCAGTTTCTAACTCCTTCTAAAAAGACAGGGCATTTTGAATAAATGACAACCCTCTGTTATATTTTGAGTAACCACTGCTTGGCGGGGATGATACGGGTAAATCCTGATCTTTTTTTCAAGGTGTATTACGAGCCTATTTGCGAGCGGCTGCAACCGAAAGATATTATGCTGAACCGAGAAAAAACAGGGCGGAAACAAAAAACACTGGCAAAAGCGACCCGCAAATTATCGGATTACGTCACTATTAAAGAAAGTCTCTCCCCAACACAGACACAACCTCCCCGGACTATGTTTAGGTCAGTAACAATTTTGATTCTGGCAATCGTTATGTCAGCAGGATATCTATTTTTGTCGGGCCAGGATCAGGCGTTCGCGCAGCCGCAAGGCGCGCAGGGCGCTGGGGATCCGGAAATCAAAAAATTGGGAGAGGCGATCACTCAACTTCACGAGGAGCGTCAAAAACTTTTGGGAGCGTGGCCGGGTACCGCCCCCAACCCAAAACGACGCGAAGAATTAAGGGCGAAATTAAATGAAAATGGTGCGGCGCTTAAAGCAAAACTCGATACTTTGTTGACTATGCTTTATGAGAAAAAACAAGCGTGTGAGAAAGCTGTCCAGGAGTCTGCGAATCAGCGTGAGGAGTTAACCAAACAGTATCAACAGCAGTTAGTAGATTTAAAAACAAGGGCGGCGACGTTAAATGTTCAACTGAGAGACCCGAAATTAACGCTAAAGGAAAAACAAAAAATTCTTGATGAGATAAAGAACATGCCGGCAAAATGGGACCAGTTAACTAAAGAAAAGCAAAAAAAAGAACAAGAAATCAAAGTGCAACTGGAAAAAGACCAGGAAGCTTTAAAAAAGGATCTAAGTTGCCAGAAACTTTTGACGCAATATACGAAGTACCTCGTCTATTATAAAAGCGTATTTATAACCGTATGGACACCAAAACCTCCTGAGAAAATGACCAAAAAAGAAGAAGAACCCCTATACTTCACCTCTTATACACCTTCGCCTGAGAGCGACGGAGGGTGCAGTACGAAAAATCCCTGTCCCACGGGCCAGTGCTGCGTGTTTAAGGGCGGGAAATATGAATGCATCGCGCTTGAATGTACCGCATCGATCTCAGGCACAGGGGACATCAAGCTCAAAGTTGACGACAAGACCCTCCGGCCGTTCTTGGCAGAAAAAGGAGGATCCTCGCAGTCTGTGGAAATTCCGCCAGAACTGCTTACCGCCGCATGTAAGTATGGCAATAGCCAAGCTTCCTCCGCAAGTTCAACGTCTGCAAGCCCGGACGAGCCGCCGAGTTCACTGACAAGTTCAATGAACATAAGCCAGATCGACCCTACGGAATTAACTTATTCGATCCCAGGAGAATCGAGCTATGCAAGTCAATGCAAAGATGCTTATGTGCAAATCAATTGTAATTGCCCGCCAAGTGATCCGATCCCCGCGAGCTCAGGCACAACAATGCCACCTAAGGATTGCCCCTTAAAGACTCAAGTGGAAATCAAATGCCCCTGCTGTGAAGAGTTGGGGTATGTTGACCCGACAGACCCTGATGTAGAAAGGAAACTGAACGAAAAGTGCCGGTTGGATAGTTCTTCCAGCGAAAGTGATCCAATCCCCGGAGGATGCTACAGGAAAGTGACAATTAATCTTAAAGATACGCCCCTGAACGGCGAAGGCCAACTGGAGTGCCTTGAATGCGCAAAAAGGGAGTATGAATGCTGCGACTACAAGACAGGGCCGATCACGGCGGCTAAGTCCACGGATGAGATTGAATATAAAATTGAAACAATGGCCAATGCGGTGCGTGCGCAGGGGAGCAGCGGTCTAAGAGGACAGGCTTGCCTGGGCGGGTGTTATGAAAAGAAGGATGACAAGTGCGGTTGGTACTGCCCTAAAGGGACAACGACCGTCGGTCCCGCACTTTATCAGAGGGATTTGGATACACGCTATTGCTGTGCGTGTCTTGGACTTAACACAAAGTGCCAGTCGGACAAGGGGCTGAAAGAATGTTCAACCGCGCAACAGAGTAATGACTTGCAGGATATGGGATGTGAATGCGTAGACAAGAATCTATATTGCACCGACCGGCCATTGAATAGTATTGCAGGATATGAACAACACGTCCCGGTTGTTTCAGGCAACATGGTTGTTCGAAAGGGATTTGAACCCGGGAAAGGTATCTGTGCCTGTGGGCTTTGCGACACAACGGTTTGTGGCACGCGCCTTTTAAGCAGCACGTTTAATAAACAGCAGTGCCATCCGATTATTAGGGCAGAGGCAAGGGAATGAAAAAGATGAAAAGCGGTAAAAAAATGGAGCCACGCGAGCTTTCCCGCGGTACCTTACTTGTCGGCGGAATCCGCCGAAGCAAACAACCCTCCTTCGCCAAGGCTACGGAGGGTCCGTCCTTCGCATTCGCCCCCGGGCAAGCCCGGGGTCTTCTGCGTAGGCGGATAATGGCGGTGATTTTAGCGCTCGCGCTGGCCGTTCAGCCCGCGGCTCCCGGGATCCTTTATGCCGATATAATCAAATCCCAGGAAATATCGCCCAAAAAGGATAAAACATCTGCTGAAGGTCTGCCGTCTGAAACTCCAGCGCCTTCGCCCCTCGATTTAATTTTTAAACCTCAAAGCCCGGTTTCGTCCACCGCTAGTAGGGAGGTCAATAAACTTGAGCTCATTTTCTTGCCCGGCGGTTCTGTAGCGAATTTCCTCAAAAAAGACAGCCCCGGCACGCCGCTTATCTCCACGAGACAGAAACTTCCTCAAATATGCAGCGCCGTCTTAGAACCTTTTTGTTGTTTGGTAAAGGTGATTACGCTAACTTCTGTTTGCACTCCCCCCGCAGCGCCTAGTGTTTATGATGATAAAGTCAATAAATTAATTCATGAACTATTAGAGATTCACGGTAAGTTTTTATCGGGTGAGATTGATGATTATAAGTTCGAAGAACAGGTCGCCAAATTAGAATGGAAAATCAAAAACTGGGAAAAACATCGGGGAGATATATTGAGTCCGGAAACCAAAGCAACATTAGCCATGTTGCGTCAATCGCTTGTTGCCACTCGTTGGAATGCCATTATGAGCAAAAGAGTTCCCTATGGTGCAACCTATACTCCAGAACAATTGGGAATTACCACTCTGCCTCCGGGGACGAAAATGGAATTCGGTTTAGCCGAAGCGGGGGGAAAGAAATATGACGGTTTTTGGTACCTTATTCCCGGAAAAGCCCCTGCATTTAAAAGCCATGATGGAAAATTACAGATTGAAAAAGTTAAAGGTCCGGATGGAAAGCTTTTGTTTACGCGTCAAATTCTTAAGTCATCCCCTTCTTCGCCACCCGAAATTACAATTATCATGCCGGATGGCAGTTCGCGTAAATTTGTGAATCCCCACGTCATGGAACTTAGGGATAAAAATGGAACTTTAAAGGGGTATCAGGTTTCGCCAGAATCCATGCAGAAACTTGAAGAGACGCAGCGCAAAAATCGAAGAGCAAGCGAAAAGTTTAACGGTGTCCTTCTGCAATATGGATTGTCAAAAAAGCCGGAGGACAAAGCAAAGATAGATCAAGCAAGGTCTGAAGCGGAGAAAACTCAAAAGGAAGCTGATGAAGAACAAAAAAAGCTTGTTAGTGAAATTGCTAACAGTTTGGTGAATGGTGTGCCATCTCTGAAAAATCTTGACCCTGCAACTTTGATGAACTTTCTTAATCAATGGGTAGAAGATGGTAATCCTAAAGACACCCGTCAGCCTTCAAGAAATATGCAATTAAATATTGAAACAAACGGAAAAATTCAAGCTTTCGATCAATTTTACACAGGGTCGAGAATAGGGCGCGCAGGTGACCCAGTTCGTGCAGATCGGAGTTACAGACTTTCACCGGGTACAGCTTCAAATGGAAAACAGGCTTTGATTGTTTATCAGCCCATCATGGTGGCAACTAACGGTATGGATAAAGGGAAACGAATTTCACGAGGAGACATGCCGCTTGCGGGCGCCTCAGATGGAGATGAATTTAAACGTCACATAGAATACATTGGAAATAACGAACGATTGTATTGGGATGAAGAAGAAGAATATATCCCCGCCAGCAAGTGGAATCCTTTTTCGTCCTCATCGACAAAAATTCATACGACTCTCAGATATCAAAGGTGGAATCCAAAAACCGGGCGATGGGAAGATGATCCTAATAAACCCGCGGAACGTAAACCGGAAAGAACAGTTGATCATGAAGGAAGTTCCGAGGCCTCAAAATGGCTGCGTGCTGCCGGCGATGCACCCGGCATTAAACAGCTTCATGAATATGCATTGGGCCCATTGGGAAGTAAAGCACGATTAATGTTTCCTGGAACCGCTAATTTGATTTGCGGAGAAGTGAAGTCCGATGAATTGGTGAGTGGCGCTCACTTAATCATGGCGGATATTTATGAATTTAGGGATGAGTGGTATTCTGCCATGAATTCTAAGGATCCAAACAGAATTGCTGAGGCGAGGAAGGCCGCTTTGGAATATATAAAACAATTAAGAAGTCGGGAAGGCAAAACGGATAAAAAACTGGAACGAAATTTTTGGAAACTGATCGCTTTGGAAGAAATGATTCGCATTGAACGCGGCAGAAAATGGAAGGCGGGGATGGCCGGCGCCGGGTGGACAAAAGAGCAAGAAGAAGAGATGAAAAAAAGAATGGGGGAAAAGGAATTTTATGACTACCTAAGGAAAGTGCAACAGGAGACGGAGATTAAGGATGTCACGGATGAAGAACTGGTAAATTTTATTCTTGAAGGTGATATACGAGGCAGTACGATGGTGGCTGACTATGCAGAGATGAAAGGAGGAGGTTTTTGTTTAGAAACTCTTGTCGTTGTTACAAAAGCCGGCGAGGTGGTCATTGATAATCTTCCGACCCTTGTTCTTTTTCATGCATTTGGCGCTTTGGGTCAATCTATGTCAGCTGCTCGATGTCCGGCAATAGCTATACCTGGCACTGCGCTCGCTTCAACAAATACCGTATTAGGTTTTTATTTTATGACTTCCTTTGGAGCAGAAGGGGCCCAGGCTTTTAACGACGCTATGCGAGCCTATGCCAGAGGTGATAAGACAAAATATCTCGACAAATTGGGTGAATTAGCAGGGAGTGCCGCGCTTATGGGTGGAATGCTTCTACCGAAAGGAGGAAAACATATATTGGAACGTTTTAAAGATTTCGAAACAGAACGAATCAAAAATGGTGAAAGACTTATTACGGTCGAGGGAAAGCTTAGCCCTGAGGCGCAAAAGAAATTAACCCCTAAGGAAATCGAGAAGTTAAAGGCAGAAAAGGTTGAGCTTGAGAAAAAAATGGATGAGGTCAATAAAGGGTTAAATTCGCTGACCGAAGAAGTGTTGAAAATTCAGAACGAGATGCTTAAAAAACAGCAGGAAGCTAAGCCTTGTCCATGCCCCGAAGGTACCGCAGGGAAACTCACACCTGAAATGGAAGCTCTCAAGGAAACAAAGCAGCGCGAGGCAAAAACCATAAGTGATCAGGCTAAAGAAGCGGCCGAAACCGGCAACAAAAGCAAACTTGAGCAAGTGAAAGAAAAATGCCGTGCCTTAAAAGAGAAGCAAACAGGAAAAACTTCCCCTGGGCCTGAAACGCAGCCGAGTCAAGCGCCCAAAAGGCCAACCCCTTCACTGGAAAAACTGCGGGAAGTCGTTCCTTGGGAGGAGGCAAGGCGTTTTCAGACTGACGCCGAACCTATGCCCGGCATCGGTACTCCGGGAAGATATTGGGTCAGTATGTATTATGTCCGTTTCAAATTTATGGAATGGTTTCAAAGCTTTAAAAATAATCCAGAGGGTTTTACGTTTGCCGATTATCTTGCGATGATGAGAGAGCTCCATAAACAATCGGCATATCGCACGGAGGGTATTACACGGCCAGGGAAATTTCTTCATGAGTCGAGAACGCGTGCAGATATTGCTGCAAAGTTTAACCAACTTAATGAAGGTAAAGGAGGTCTGGAAGCTGCAAAGATTTTGGAAAAGAAGGACGGTATCCATGTTGATAAAAGCAATCCTGTGGAATGGATAGATACCAAAACAGGAGAAAAAAAAGTTGATTACCCCTATTTGGACCCTAGCAAATATAATCCTGTAGATTACGGGTTGAAGCAGGGCGAGCCCATTCCCTTTTATCTGGAATATCAAAGAAGGGCTTTTAAACATCTTCAGAAATATGGCAGGATGCTCAAAGATTCTAAAGTCGATTCACAAGCGCTTATGCAACAATTAGCAGAGGTTAACAGGAATATGGCACAAGGGAATCTGTTTTTTACGCCAAATGCTTCGATCCATATGAACATGATTAATGGCATGCTGCGTGATTTAGGTGGCCGTGGAATTCGACATGAACGATTGGATCTTGATGCCATGTCCAGCGAAATTGATATTTATTATAAAAACTTCTTGCGTATGATCCAAGAAGCGAATCCCCAGGGTATTCAACCGTCGAGACCGGGGAGGCCTCAGATGCCATCTTTACCTTTCGAAATTACCTTTGAGCCGGAAATCCGGCCGGGGCTATGCAAGCCCGAATTGGCGACTACTACAACGCCTCCCCCTGCGACCACAACAACACCCACGACGCCTCCGGCCCGAAGTGAAATGACTCCAAAGGAGCGGTCTCGCCAACAGCAAGAAAACGAGCGGTTGAGACTGGAAAATGAGCGGAAGGAGTATGAGCAGGATCTACGAGAGATGGAAGAAAAACGCAGGAATAATCTTAATGACCGAAGTTTAGATGGATTGATTAAAGAAGTTCAGAGGCGTCTTAATGAAGCCAACAGACAATTGCAGGAGATGGGGGATTTACAGCGGAGGCATGAATTAGAGCAACAGCGGACGGCGTTGGCTGATCAACTGAACAATTTGATTTATCAATGGCAGGAGGCAAGCCCTCAAAACAAGCCCGGCCTTCAAAAGATGATTGATAAACTAAGGGGGCAACTCGACAAGATTGATCTAGATATAGATTCTCTTTGGAATCGTGAAAGTATAAGGCGTACAGAAGAAACCCGTGAGAATATAATGGAAAATATTGAAGCTGCCAGAGAAAATTTAGAGGCCTCTCGAAAAGATAGGGATAACTCTGTGGTTGAAGGGGCGCGGCAACGACTTGAAAGACATATGGAAAATCTGCGAGATTATATTGAAAGAGCCGAAGATACACTAAGAGATGTTGATCGACAGTTAGCCGACCTGAGAAAACCGAGAGAACAACCGGCTGCAGGAGGGCCGGATATGAACACATTGCGTGAAAAACGGAGTCAAAATAACCAAAAGATACGAGAAATACTTAATCGTCTAGATGCTTTAAGGGATGACTTTGCGGCAAGCTCGCCAAAACCATGGAATCAGTTCTATAATGATTTTTTGGAGAGGAATCCAAGAGCTACACCTCAAGAGGCTGAGAAAGCATGGACCGATCAGCAAAGGGAAGTCCAGAAAAAATATGAAAGGTATTTTAGAGAAAAGGAAAGTTCTAATAAAGAGTTGGACAGGTTAAAGAAAGAAGAAGAACGTTTAATTGAACAAATACGCAGGCTTAGCCTAAGACTGCAGCAGCAGCAGTAGCAGCAGTAGCAGTAGTAGTACTCTGTAACACAAGTTTTTATGTCATCCCCGCATGTCCGCCAGAAATCGCGGACGGACCCGCCGATGTTCTTGTGGCGGGCTTTAAGCGGGGATCCACAACTTCTGGATTCACGATAAAGGCATTCGGGAATGACAATAATTAACGTTCCAGAGCAGTAGTAGCGCCCTCCCATTCCTTCATGATGAGTTAATTTTTTAAGCCTTTTAAATTGATTCTTAATTCCTATTTGTTAGATCTTGTTAGTTATTGGATTGCGAAGTTAGCGACTCACTCCCTTTTAAAACGGCGTAATGCCTGTCAAGTCATATAAAAGTGTTACCGAAAAGGTGGAAGTTTTTGTCATGGAAGGGGTTGGGAGAAAAAAGTTAGGGATTTGGGGAAACATTTTTAAGGGAGTTAAGAAGTTGATAAATATTTGA